AACCCGTTACTGACGGCGTTTAACAACCTGTCCCCTGCAGTGCCGGTGTACTTCGACAACATCACTGCAGTTCCACCAAACACAACCACCGAGTATGTCCGCATCAACATCACGTTCGGTTTAACCAACGAACCAACACTCACCTCTAGCTTAGATAATGCCCGTGGAGCGTTAGTGATCCGTTTGTTTACAGAAAAGGGGCGTGGTCCGGCCCGCAATCAAGAATTGGTAACAACTGCTGTGAACGTATTAGAGACTATTAACGACACGGCCAAAGCTACTACAGGTGTATTCGTAAAATTGGGTGAAATAAACGGCCCAATTTTTTCAGCTACTGAAGAATCACCACATTTTATGGGCCGCATTGACACCGGCTATGTAGCAACTGTACTGACTTAAATAGGCGCTAACCTGTAATAAGCCGGGCAGTGCCCGCAGAGACCTTTAATTTTTGGCGTACCAATGGCCACCACCGTTCTGTCCGGCACTTCAGGTGCCCTCTACTACAAACCTGCCGGTACTACAGATACGTTTGCCGAAACAGACGTAAATGTAGGTACTGACACGATCACCGTAAAAACCTATCTGAACTTCAAGGTAGGTGACCCAGTGCAATTCAGCGTTGTAAATACTACAACGCACTTGGCTGGCAGTGGAACACTTCCAAGTGGTCTTTCAGCCGCCACAACCTTTTACGTCAGTAGCTACGACGCTGCAACTGGAGCACTTCAGGTTTCCGCAACCGATGGCGGTTCTGCCGTAACGCTGTCAGATGACGGCACAGCTGTATCTCCAAATGCCTTCCAGGTTGCTTATGACTCCTATACGGTCATCGGTCAAGTAAGGGACTGGAATTTCGAGATTACTAGGGCAGAGCTTGACGTTACAAGCATCGGCCAAACCCCTGGCCAGTACGTGCCTTTCCGCACTTACATCTCCGGCTTCGGCGATGGCACGGGAAGCGCAACAATCTACATGACCGATAACGACGCTTCTTTGGGCAATCGCATTATAGATGACGTTCTCCAGCGCAATCAAACAGGTGCAGGCTTTAAACTTTACACCAACGAGGTGTTCAGCGGTGGCACTGTAAGTAACACCCTTAGTAGCTCGATCGAGTTTGACGCAGTGCTTACTTCTGCAAGCATGAATGTCAACCCTGATGATGCCCAATCAGTGGCTGTAAACTTCAGGCCATCCAGCACGCCAGTGTTTGACCTCAGCGCAACCGCATAACTTAAAACTTATTAAGTAAGAAAACCCCGGCAAAAACCGGGGTTTTTTATTGCGCTACGCTAGATTGACTTTAAGTCAATGTAGTATTTATGGCTGGGACACTTCGCCCAATCGACCGCCTGCGTAAAGCGGCAAACCTGCAGCCAGTAAAACGCGAAGTCGAGATTTCCGATGGCTCAGTATTTGAGATGTGGGTAACGCCTATGACAATGGCGGAACGAGAACGCGCCCAAAAGCAAGCAAAGTCCGACGACGCTGGCGCGTTCGCACTGCAACTACTGCTGTCTAAGGCCCAAGATGAAAACGGTAAGCGTTTGTTTTCAGCTGGTGAAATCGACGTTTTAAAGAACGAGGTGAAGGACAGGGACCTGCAATCTTTAATGCTTGCTGTTCTTCAAGACGATGAAGAGCCAATGGACCCAAAATCCTAAGCGCGGAACTTCGTAAAGACAACTGGCTCATGCTGCAGTTTGGCGTGGCCAAGGAGCTTGGCATGAGCTTGACCGAAGTCCGCACCACAATGACAGCCGAAGAGCTAAGTGGCTGGAGCGCCTATTTCCAAATATTGAACGAGGACCAAGAGAAGGAAATGGAAAAAGCTCGCCGCCGAAGGTAACCTATTCTGGGCCTAGAATAGAAAACGACGTACCAGCTGTGGATCGTGGCATACAGAGCTGAAATTGAGATAGCAGTAAAAGGCGCCAGTCAGCTCTCCAGCTTTCAGGGAAAATTAGATTCGACTGCTCTGGCTGTAGATCAGTTAAACAAGTTTTTAAAGAATTTTAGTGATAATGCTGAGGGTATTTCAAGGTCTGTATCAAACTTAAACCGGCAGTTAGGCAAAGCTGCTCAATCATTTAATGACGTTGCTTTAGGAACTGAAGAAGCAACAGTAGCAGCAGTTGATTACCTTACAGCAACCCGAAATTTAAACGCGGGTTTACGAGAACGTGCCCAGTTGCTTGCTGAGGTAGCAGAAAATGAGAGAAAAGCTAGGCTAGCTTCTGCGGGGATAAGGGAAAGGACGCAGTTCCCAGGCCCTATAGGCCCAGGTGCAGCTTCTAGCACAGCTTTATTTTCTCCCCTACCAGCTAGATCAGCACGTACCACCCAGTACCTAAGTCCTATATTTCCGGGCGCAGCTTCTACCTTTGGGACAGATCAATCTTTAGTGGGCCAAAGCTCCGCAGTAGGGGGCCGTGTTGCAAGGCTCAGGGCCGTACAAGAAGATGACATAAAACTTCAGGAGGCGTTGCTTGCTTTAAATAGGAAAACCGCACAAGAAAAAGCCAAGCAGGTAGACGCTCAGGAAGCACTGGTTCGTGGCGCTAACGAAGTAAAAGCTTTAGCCGCAGAGGCACGCGGTGAAACAATCAGTTCAAACATTACGGGCAAAAAATCTACGCGCCGCGCAGAGGAACTTGCAGACAAGCGTTTTGAAAAACAAAACCGCACCAGACGCGCAGAAGATATTGCAAAGGAAGCTGCACTAAAAAGCAAAGCCAACCAAGAAGAATTCGCGGCACTAAAAAAATACCAAGACGAACTGTTTAACATTGAAAGAAGTTTCATCAGAAAGTTACGCAATGAAAAAATAGACGCTGTATTAGAGGCCGCAAAAATAGAAGGCGAAAAGCAAGATGAGTTGCTCCAACGCATTAAGCGAAACAACAAAGAAGGTTTAGATGATTTTGACAGGCGTTTAAAGGCTTCAGGCGATAGACGCAAAGCAAGGAGCCAAGCTTTAACGCTTACAGGCCAGAGCAGCCCGGTTGGTGGTGCGGAAAACATCCTAGGCAGTCCCGCAGCTAAAAAAGCCGCAGCTCAAGCTAAAAAAAGAAAAGACATGCAAAGCAACGCCATTATTGGCGGTGCATTTCCCTTATTATTTGGTCAAGGAATTGGAGCTGCCGCAGGTGGTGCTGCTGGTGGCGCGTTAGGCGGAGCTTTAGGAGGGCAATTTGGTTTCGGTCTTTCCCTTGTTGGTACGGCACTAGGTAGTGCTTTTGATACTTTAGTAGCTAAGGCAGCGTCAATAGGTAATTTGATAGGAATAGCAGCATCTAACATGGATGCTCTACGTGATTCAGGTATTAGTGTTACCGCTGAGTTAGACGCCCAGGTACGCGCTTTAAACCGCTACAACGATGCTGAGGGCGCACAAAGAAGAATAAACGAAACGCTATTTACACAGACCGGTGATATAGATGGACAAGCAGTTAAACTAGCCGCTGGCTCGACTAACGAGTTACAGAAGGCTTGGCAAGGTGTTTCAGCGGCAGCGGCAGCTGCATTTAGCATTATTGCTGCACCGTTTATTCAAGCAGTAACAGCTCTTTTGCGCGGTGTTCAAGCTATTCTCTTTGCGTTTAATGCCATAGTAACAGCCGTCACCGCCATAGTTCGGTTGATACCGGGGCTAAAGGAACTTGGTGATTTTCTTTTTCAACAGAGTATTAAAGGCACAGCGGAATACGAAAAAAGGCGAAGTGCTTTAGTAAAAGAATCTGAAGCACTGTTTCGGACACTAAAAGAGCAGGAAAAATATAATAGTGCTTTAGAAAAATCTAATAAGTTTAGGTCCAATGATTTAAAAGTAACGAAGCAACTTATTGATCTTGAGGCACAAAAAAGAGCGTCTGTTGAGGCTGTGCTGAACAAGCAAGAAGAACTAGGCGGTGGAAGAACCCCAGAAGAAACAGCACGCATCGAACAGCAAATTAGCCTAGTGAGATCTATAGAAATTGAAAAACAAAGAAAGACACGGCTACAAATCGAAAACAGTATTTTAACTGCACAAGAAGCTAATGTAAAGAAAATTAACGAATTAAACGCAAGCACCGCCAAAACATACCGCGATATGCGTATTCAGTTTGAACGTCAAGTTGAAGACGCTCAAATTAAATCAGTTAGAGCAGTACAAGATATTCAGTTAAAAGGTGCTAGAGCATTACTTAGCTTTAGAGAACAAGAGCTTAGGCTTGTACAAAGCGGAAGAAGCGCACAACTTGAAAGATCTGCAGCTTTAGGGCAGCTGCAAACTGGCCTAGACCCCACTTCGGGCGACGGTCTCGCCGCTGAAGTTACACTAGCAGTAGAAAGATACAAAAACGGAATCAGGGAAGCCGATGAAAATAAAAAGCTAACAGAAGAAAAAATTCAGTTAGAAACTTTTGAAGCCCAATTAAAGCTGGAACGGTTTAAGCAAGACAGTGCGCGTAGTATTGCCAGACTGAACGAAGACAGCACACGTAAAATTGCTGACATAAATGACCGCTTGGCAAAACAGCGCGAGGAGTCTTTTAAATTTGGGTACGATTATACTTTAAAGCGTTTAATCGCAGAAAAGAAAAGTGAAGAAGGCGGTTTACTTTCACAGATAGCGGGGCAGGAAGCACTGATAAGCGGGCCTTTTGCTAACCTGTTTCCAGAGCTTCAAAAACAAGCCAAAGCTGCTATAGCCCAAATAACTGCTGAAGTTACGGAAGTAAGAAATAACATAGGTTATCTTCAGCAGCTCCAGGGTAAAATACCCGCTACCCCGCAGGTACAAGGACTTGGGTCGTTACCAAGTTTGACCGATACAAGCGGCGCTACTTCAGAAGCCGAGTCCGAGCTTATACGGGTGATAGAAGCAGGTAAGACTCGAATTACTCAACTACGGGAACAAAACTTCCTAGAAGAAAATAGTAACAAACTTATTCAAAGCATGTTAGACAAAGTAAACCCTATTTTAACAACTCAAAATAGCATAACCAATAGTTATAAGAAACAGTTAGCACAAAAAGTAGCTATAAATGCTTTGATACGCGACGGTATAAACCCCGCTATAGCTGAAGAACTGGTCAACATAGACGCAGTTAGTAAGGGTCTTACAGGTACTGCAGACATGCTTTTAGTAGATCTTACAGAACTAAATAAACTTGCAAATGATCCTAAAATTCAAGAATTAATAGATAGATTACTTAAGATAAAAGATAACCAACCGGGCGTTGTAGCCAAGCAAAAAGGATTTGTAGAAGATACTGCAGCAGAAGATGCTGCAGCCAAAAAACGAAATGAACAGGCTGCTGAACTTGACGCTCTGTATAAAGGCATCGGAAACACGATCCAGACGGGAATAGTTGACGCTATTGCGACAGGTATTGAAGGTTTAATAACAGGCACCAAGGACCTTGGCGAATCTCTTCAAGAAATTGCGTCTGGTGTTCTTGCCGATGTAGGTAAGCAGCTGCTGAGTTTTGGCGTGAAAACGGGCCTGCAAGCTTTGACAGGCGGCACAGGTTTTGAATCATTGTTTAGAGCAGAAGGCGGCCCAGTCAGCGCAAACAGGCCCTACATCGTGGGCGAGCGCGGGCCGGAACTTCTAATTCCACAAACTTCAGGTACGGTGCTTAGTAATGAGGACAGCAGAGCTGCCTTAGCAAAATACAGCCCAGGAAATAACCTTTTAAGCGAAGCAGGCGACAGCACTGGAACAGTCGCAGGAAGGAATGAAACTTTAAACCCAGTCATAAATATTTCCACCGGCCCGACCCTGCAGTTTGAGGGTGAAGGTTATGTTAAGCAAGAAGACTTCAAGGCAGGTCTTGCCCGTGCCGCCCAAGAGGGTGCAAAACAAGGTCAAACACTTACTTTGCGAAAGCTTATGATGTCTCCTACAGCCCGCAGTAAGATCGGAATCTAATGGAACTAAACATTGGAGTATTGGTAACCCTTAGCCAAGATGGCCAGCCAGTGATGCGGATGCAGAATTACCGTGTATCCAATAGCGTAAATTTTAATGGTGAGACTTTTACATTTGCTCCGTTTTCGTTTTCAGGCGCAGTGACAAGTTTGCAAGGTGATAATGTTGAAGCGGGCCTAGTTTTTCCTTCAAACATCGTTACACGTAGCTGGGCACAGGACGCGATTCTTTTACGGTGGACAGCGAGAGCAAACATTGTGCTTTTAAACGACGATTTCACGATAAAAAGCCAGCTCTACTCATACGCAGGTCAAGTAGGGAATGGGGGCTGGAACGAAGCAACATTAGAGCTGCAGCTTAACAGTGTGATCAACGCTGTGAGTGGTAATATTCCCGGTCGGGTACTGAACAGACAG